AGCATTTTGAGAATGTCGGCCGCTTGCTCTCCAAGGACTAGGGGCTTACTTTCGCCGGGCAGAATTATTCGTGTTTCCGGATTTGTGAGATAAAACAAATCTTCAGTAAACCCGATGTCTGTTGCAAATTCAGTGAGTTCACTTTGTACTGTCTTGTCATCAAAAATCCCAGGCAGAACGTCCTCCATTAAAGTCTCTGTGGTCTCATAAATTCTCTCAAGCTCTGAAGCAGCAGCAGTGAGCTCTCGCTCCTGTTGCTCTGTCGCCAGTTTTTCCTCTGCTTGTCGACGTTGAAAGTCATGGAACTGACCTAATTTTTGCAGATATTTTAAACCAGCTTTTGAGTCATCTTCATACTTTTCCTCAAACTGTTCGTCGGAAAGAGGTTTGAAGTCTTTGAACTCCTTGAGTTCCTTTTCTGTTACCAGGGGTTCGACCTTGGCTCGATCTTGTGATTCATACTGTTGTACTTTGAGCCGTGCATTTTCATTCTTAAGGTGTTTGTTAATATCTCTGGCCTCATGTAACGCCTCGATTTTCACATATCCCTTTGGCGGTTTCTCGTCTCCTTTGTCCTTGTCGGATGCTTTGTCTGCGTCAGCAGCATCAGCAGCAGCTTTATCAGCAGCAGCTTTATCAGCAGCCGCTTTGTCAGCAGCTTCTTTATCTGCATCAGCTTTCTTGTCATCCTTATTGGCACCGTCATCAGCATCTTTCTTGTCTGCGCTAGCGTCAGCCGATTTATCATCTTTCGACCCCGCGTCAGCCGATTTGTCATCGGATGATGATTTGTCATCGTCTCCGCTTTTGTCGTCCTTTCCATCATCGAAACCCATGAGTTCTTTTTCATCGATCGCTTCGATACCTTGCAAAGAACTAATTGTTGCGTCATCAAGATTTACTGTTACAGTGTCTGTTTTGTTTCCTGCGTTAGCATCAGCAGCTTTACCTGCATCAGCTTTTCCGGCTTCATCTCCCATTATGCTAGCTCCTTTACGTCTCTAGGACGATGTTAAATTTTTTACGCCTCATGGGCGAGTTATATTCCGACGCCAGGTGCATCGGGGAAAATCTCATCAAAATTTTCACGATATGTTTTTTCTGCAGATTTATCAATCTCCATATTCCATCTGAAGTCTCGCCCTGGGGGCAGTTCTCGATGGCTTTTAAAATAGTTATCAGCTTTTCGTTCCCAGACAGCCTCTGTGGCATCATTGTGAACTGTTCGCTTGAACTCCTTTCCCGCCTGAACCATTTCCTCCTGTCGCATTTATTTCTCCTAACATGTCGTTAATAAGATCTTGACCGAGTTTGTATCCTTCAACATCAACTTTCTTTTCAGCTGCATCTGCTGTTCTAAGAAGAGCTAATGCTTTAGCACGCAGTTCCTCGGCTTTCGCAACCATCTCAGCGTTTTTAGCTTGACGTTCTTGAATCGTGAGTTTGTAGTCTTCTTCCTCTCTGGCCTGAACCTTGGCAGCTTCTTCTTTCTCCCAGGCTTCTCGTTCTTCTGCTGACATATCATCCTGTAAAGGAGTAGCACCAGTAGCTGCTCTAACTTGTTTCAGAAGAAGATCTTTATTGGGAATATCGGAAATTTCTAAGGCCAGGTTTAACAGAGGTCCGACTGCTTCAGCCGGGGATTTATTAATTGCAGAGAAAAGAAGTTCCATATTCTTTTCTCGCATGGTATCAGTCATAGGTTTAGCAGCGATCTTAAGATCAAATCGAGCTTGTGTTATATCGTTTTTGACCTCAACAACTCCACCAAAATCATCCATTATAGGTTTGTTAATTTCTACAAAAGCTTCGATGCCGGTTACACGATCAGTTACTCGCATAACCTTTTCAGAGGTCCACCGATTTTGAACAAGAGAGGTTATTTTTTCTCCCATGTTCATTAAACCAAATCGGGCATTCTCAAGTAAGCCGGCTTGCATGGTGGCTTGAGATTGTTGCTTATTATCTAAAGCTACACCAGATTGAACCTTAGTTTCATATCCCAGAGATTCATCATTTGCACCAGCGATTTCCTTAACTTCACGTTCACTTTGATCAAGGAGTTTTATTTGAGCATCCGAGAGTTGTCCCATTTCCTGGATCTCAAAGCTCTTCATCCGACCCTTCTTTAAGACGATAAAGCCGTCAGATCGATTAGCCTCTCTATACACAGTATTCTCATCCTCTGCCGCACCCTTCTCAAGAATAACTCTCCTGTTACTGATTAAGGACAAGGCCATGGAACGTCGCTTATTGACCTCCATGTCCTGTTCCTTAATTTGGCGGGGGATACCAAAGGGATAATCAAACCTGTCAAGATAACCTACAAAAGAGGAGTAGGGGTAATCATCGTGCACGAATGGCGATGGAATGTCTTTTAAAATGAGGTTGTCAAGGAAAGTAGATACCCGCATACGTTTAACAGTTGCCGCTACTACTTCCTTAGCTTGATACACAATACTGAATTGGTCTTCTTCTTCACGTGAATCTAAATCAAGGACCCGACCATTTGGCATGACTGCAAACCAGCTTTTATTGAGAGCAGTATACCACATCTCAGCAGGTCTAACACGTCGACGTTCTGAGTTAGTCCAAAATCCTGCTCCCATATGTCGTTTATAGTCTTCAATGATTGTACCTTCATCATATACATCAGGTATAAAGACATCAGAAGAAAGCTGTGCAAACTGTTCTTTTAACTCATAGGCCTTTTCCGGAAAGACCATAATCAAGTCATCAAGATCTTTCCATGCTGCCGTGAATGCATACCTACAGTAGTTTTTATCCAGAGAGGGGTCGGCGTAAGGGTCCCACCACAATGAGTACCAAGGAAGGCGTTTGAGATGTATTTCTTCTAATCTGGGATCGGGATTTAGATCAACCTTGAGAAAGCCGACACCTGTGGTGATCATATCATTAAAGGCTCGTATGATCTTCTGGCCTCCTTGATTTTGATCACGAATAAAGCTAATGGCTTCACTCATCACCTGGCCTAGTTCGTTATCTTTCTTGGTTCGGCCCTTGGCGACAATGTCCTGCTGATTGTTAATAAAATGCCCCATGATAAGGTTCATAATAGGGAAGATTCTATTAACAGTGATGGCTTTAATACCCTTTGCTACAAGCTGATTTATGGCTGATTGGGTCCATTGTTTACCATCTCTAAACTCATAGTCTTCCCAACTTTCTCGTCGCCAAACTTGGTGAGCAATTTGTGCTTCAGCCATCCAGTTGAGAAAATGTTTTACGGTATATTTTCTAATCATTTATAGACCCCACGTGTCTTCAACCATGGTTTCTTCCCGTTCAAATAATGAAGTTGGTATTTCATAGTCCCCACGATAATACATACACAGATACTGTAATGCGTCATGAGGATGAGAATATTTATTTTTGTCAGCGGCTTCATGATACCTTGCTACAGAACCACCTATCTGAAGGCGTCTAAATTGATACCCACCATTGAAGCCACTAATTATGTATCGGCATTTAGGATGTACCCTGAAAGCCGGCTTTCCATCCCTAAGCTGTTCTAAGTACCATCTGACTGCTTCCCAACGCATCTCAGGATCGTTTGAGTTTGCAGCAAAGGCTTCAATACCAAGATCATCAAGTTCTTTAAACACTGTATTTTCATCAGTGTCTACCCTCTTATCTCCAGCAGGATCACCAATATAGACTATGGAACTAGCCTTTCCATAATATCGATGTAAATGGGGCTTTAGCACAGTCTTCACAAACTGATTAATGCCCATACCCATGGCTACAAGCTCATCAAGTATGTTGACAGCTCCTCTGGATGATAACTGACCTATAATAGCTGAAGGCGATAACCCAAAGTCTAAGCCAATCTCAATTGGCGCCTCAGGCACGAACTCAATGGTATCAGATATATGAATATCAGCTGACCATTGCTGTTCATAGATAGGCTTACCAGTATGTACGGATCCAAATTCGTTTGCTAAGTTCACAGCTATCCAGTCATTTGATTTGCCTTCTTGACCGCGCGTGTAATAATCGGCCGGCAAGTTGTGCAAATTCTCGGCTCCGGAATTTGGTATCCACTTGCCGGTCCAACGATTGCGTCCTTCCTTGTCGACCTGCATCTCTCGCATAAGTCCGCCGGGTTGCACAAAGAACGACCATCCCTGGGGTTTAACTTCCTGTTCCAGTTCATAGTACCAGTGGTCCTCATCAGGAGCATTCGTATCTCCAATCATGCCGTGCCATGTGGGCCCTCCATCCATCTTTGAGGGATATCTGCCGTGCCTAAGATCTGCCATATCGACAATGGCTTTGTCGAGCTCCTTTGTCTCATTAAGCCAAAATCCAGTAGCCTGAGATCCGCGGAGCTTCTTAATAGATTGGGGTCTGTCCAGGGCCAGAAAGATGAGTTCACTCTGGACAATGGAACGATCCTTGAGCTTAAATCGCAGTTTATGGCATGGTGGCTCCATTCCTCCACCCTTGTAGTGTCCAAGTTCTCCATACAACTCCATCCAATCTTTCATGGTCATACCCAGCAAATCAGGGTATGTATTTCGAATAGCAAAGAATCGCGTCTTACGCACGCCCATCCGATCAGGTTTCTGCTCACACATAAGTGTAAGTACCTTTGTACACGATTCAAAAGTCTTGCCGGAACCGAGTGGACCTCGTATAAAGGAAATTCGGTCCCGGCAAGCACTATAAGCCGCAAGAATTGGCCCTTGAGGCTTTGTTATCAGTTGGAATTTCACTTACGTACCACTAAGATCTCGCACAATGAGACTAGGCAGTCCTGAGTCATCGACAGCAGCTTGTAGAAGGGAGTTTACACCATGGTGCTTCATATCCTTGTAGAGTGCCGATAATTGTTTGATGGCCGATGCATCAAGAGTTTCACACGTCTCGAGAATATCATGGGCCTTGCCAATAAGTGCAGATTCCAACTGAAGATATTTCGTTGCCAAGTATACTTCCTTGGCTAATTGATATACTTGAAGGCGTTTCCTCACCCGTTCAACATACTCCTCTGATTGCTGAGCCAAGATGTCGCCGTCGGATAGGTCGTCATCAACCAGAGAGGCTTGCTCGGCCTGCTTTTTAAATAACTCTACCTGCGGTTCCTCAGGCCACCACTGTTGCCAACCCTCAGCATCAATCGTATCTTGAATAAGAGACTCAGGCATTTCAGTATCTCTAGCCATCTGAGCAGCAGAAATATTAAGGATTTCATATTGGAGTTTAAGTACATGCAGGTCCAGAGTTTGCATAAGAGCTTCCTTGTGTATAGAAATCTTTGATTATAGTACATTATATCACAAAAGCAAGTGCTTGTAAACAATTATTTCGATACACAAAGTGTATATAATACAGATTTCGATACGAATGCGTATTGGTAGTACTGGCCGTCTGGCCTAAATAGAGAATTTGGGTGTACGTAAACCTAAAATACAGTATGTGTATATATCTCTTTAAAAATTTACACAAAGTGTATATAGTAACATGTAAAGAAAAAATTTGGATATGGGCCACAATGGTGAGAGAGCGGCGGAGAGGAGCGCTTGGGTACACCCCCCTTTGTAGAGAAAAACTCAATCAGTGTTTTGGCGGTCTTCCAGGTTGCTGAGCTTTAGAATAGACGCGAGCTTGCGAGCACATTATAAACATAAGATGACATGAGCGAAGCGAATACATTATAAACATTAAATGACACGAGCGCAGCGAGTACATTATAAAAATTAAAATGACACGAGCGTAGCGAGTACATTAAATGCGAGCGAAGCGAGCGGCGAATTGTAATTAGTAAATGAAGATGATTCAGTGTATGTATATCGATTAGTAAATGAAGATGATTCAGTGTTTGTATATCGATTAGAATGTGAGTGATTAATTTATAATAAACAATAATAAGTGTTGACTTTATTATATTGATTTAGTAAAATGGTTTTTAGGATATGGGATGTTTAATATTAATTATTTAATGTAAAGGGGATTAAAAATGAGTGATGAATTAAAAGAGTTGAAAAAAGATGAATTGATTGAATTGGTTTCAGAGTATGAATGTTTATGTGATTGGTTAGAAATAAAGTTGTGTAGTTATAAAGGTATAAAGAAAGGTAGACGAGAACAAGTAAAGGAAGTATTGATAAAAGAGAAAAGAATAAGTGTAGGTGATATAGGAAAAAGATTGGGGATGAGTTGTAGGAATGTAAGTAGTTATTTGTGTTATTTGAGAAAAGAGGGATTGAATATTGGTACTGATTCAAAAGGTAGAAAATTTATTGAATTG